CCCTCACAACAAAGGCTAAAATGATAGCCGATAGGATATATACTAAATATCTAGGTTTCATTTTTTAAGCACCTTCTCAGGGTTATCTGCAAATTTTTTACCTAGTTTAACAATACCAGCAATTACCTCAGGGGAGATAACACCGATAATACCATATGTAACAGCTTTATAAAGAGAAGATATTTCTGTTTGCTCTAAAATAAACCATGCAATACCTGCAGAGAGACCAGCTGTAAATATCTTTTTGAGTTGTTGCCACCATGTGTAATTATTTT